TCACTGCTCATTCGCTGCACCCTCATTCAATCCCCACGCTGCAAATTCGGCTAGAAGTTCGTATTCAGTATGGCGGCTGATTGAATCGTATGCCTGTACCTCACCAGGTAAATCATAAGAAAAAAAGTCGTTTTCAAAATAGTTTATAGTAATTAATGGGCTGGCTGCTTTACCTGTCTGTTCTTTCAACCCTCCAACACAATCGCTTTCGCTTCTTGTTCGTTCATTCCGACACCTTCTTATCAAAGTATTTTTCGTATGTCTCCTTGCCAGCCTTCGTAGAATTTATATCAATATCGTCGTCCCATTCGAATTCGTTCGATTTGTCTATGTCTTCAAAGTGTGTAATGCCATACGATCGCTCAAACATGTATTCTAGGTGGTCTTTAAAATCTGATTCATCACGAATTGTCGACTCTCATCAACATAATAAATAGTTGCTTTAAACATTCTCATTCCGACACCTCCAAAAGTTCAATCTTTTCCATCGTACAGGGAAAGTCCTAATTGCTCCGCGTCAATACTAGGTAAATCATATATTGATTGAAGCAATTTAATTTTGCTTTCTCTGCAAAGACCATATCCATATTTTTGATATTTATAGCTGCGATTGAAAGTTGATATAGGGAAAGGATAGCGTTATCAAGGACTAAACTTTTCGTTTGAAGATGCTCAAAATAGTCTTCATGGTACATAACTTCAAACTGCGCTAGATAATCATCTTCATCAGCTTTTCCATAGTCAGTATAATATGCAAATTTTGTAATTGTAAAATCAAAATCATCTATTATTTGTTCTGGAGTTCCAAAGACACTTTTAATTAGTTCGATTCTAATCTTGTCTTTTATAGAGTATATTGCCCATACGTTTTTGTTATTATAGGACTTGCTCCAATTGTCGGGTTCCTTTTTTATTAAATCCAAAAAATGTTCTTTAGCTTCAATAAAATCTTCCTGTTTTATAAAAAATATATCAATATCTTTTACCGGCTCGTTGTTAAAGATGTTTTTGAAACACCCTCCGGCCGCAAAACCTTTATGACCAACCAAAAACTTGTCTAAAAAGAACAATTGTCTAAAATTATAAATATCAGTAGTCTTCATCTACTCCGCCTCCACTTCTTGCCTTAATTTCATAACGAACTCACAAAATTCATCGAGCAATTTTCTTGTGATCATTTCATCTTCGTTAAAGTACCAGTTGATTATGTCTGCGATTTGATATTCGTAAAAGCCAGACACCGTGTATATCAATCTGCTTGAGAGCAAGTGAGTTATATTATCAGCTGTGATACCATCGTTCGCATTCAATGCACAAATTGCTAATTCAATAACTTTCCCAAACGGGACTTTGCTCGTATTATTTCCATTCGCTTTTAACAAACCTTTATATAACATCGTTTCTACTTCTGTATCTTCAGTCTTAAACTCATCAATATTTTCTGAATCAACGGTTTTGAATAGACTAATTAAAGGTAAATGAGCTTGTATCATTCGCCGTTCATCATAAAAGGAACCGATAAAACGCAGCCCCGAAAGCACTCTTGCGATGTATATTTCATCGTCTACTTGAAATGTTATCATTCCGCCACCCCTTCAACTTTCACTGCGTATTTTGTAATTTACGGGAAATATTTTTCTATTTCATTCCATGTGAATTTTTGTGCATTACCTTGTTTAAAGGAAATTTCATCTAGTCGATTAATATAATAATGAACAGGTAGAACGGAATATGGGATGGGCATTATGAACAGTGGTTCTTGCTCAATCTCATAACCATCCATCCATGCTCGTGCTAATAGTTCTTGATTAGATGTTTCCCATAACCACCCACACATGGTTTTATCTAGTGACAGTTCCTTAACACACTCATCCGTATATGTCTCGTAGTCAATAGCTACAGCAAGGTCATACTCCTTTTCTTTGAAGGTACCGATTGCATCAGCTACAAATTTCGGCACTTTCACAAGTTCGACTTTGCTAACTTGATTTTTTTTAAATAAATAATATATCGCGGGCGTCTTAGCTAATTTAACCATTAATTCGTCAGTTAATTCGTCAGTTAATTCAATAACCTCTTCTACCAAGCCCTGATGCAACTCACTTCGCCAAATAACTTCTACTCTGTCACCTTTTTTAAATTTCATTGTTTTCCTCCTCCAAATCCTCTTCAAAATCCGCTTCCGTCAAAATATAATTAATCGCGCGATAGTATCTACGTTTTAAAAAGTCATTGCTAGCGTGAGTCTGCTCAATAGAATCTTTCAATTCTTCTAATGTTCCTTGGAAACAACCTGTTATCCATATATCTAATTCTTTGATATATGCTATTTGATTGTTTTTTCTAGTTGTATCTACTTGTACGCAGATAACTGTTAAGCCTTCTACATGTTGCCAGTTTACCCAATTTAAATTTGCGTCACTTAAATCTGTACCTCTTAAATTCGCATTATATAAATTTGCATTACTTAAATCTGTAATACTTAAATTTGCATTACTTAAATATGCAATACTTAAATTTGCATTACTTAAATTTGCATTACTTAAATTTGCATTACTTAAATTTGCATTACTTATATCTGCAAATCTTAAATTTGCACCTCTTAAATTTGCATTACTTAAATATGCACCCCTTAAATCTGCAAGTCTTAAATTTGCAAATCTTAAATCTGCACCTCTTAAATTTGCATTACTTAAATCTGCACCCCTTAAATATGCAAGTCTTAAATTTGCAAATCTTAAATTTGTGTTTTTTAAGTCTGCATTACTTAAATCCGCTCTCTCGCCACCTTCGTTGAGGAGCCATTTCCCATGATTCTCTAATATGATGTCTAACTCTTCTTGTTTCATTCTGCCACCTCCAACAAATCCGGATTTACTTCCAAAATAGTTGATTCATGTACAGGCGGATACGTCAAATCGCCGTCCACGATCAAATCATATTTAGCTTCTCCACACTCGCACATGCCACAAAACATGATATGTCTTGTGTGCTTCTCTAATGCTTCTCTTAAAGTCATTTACTATGCCTCCCACAATCCTAAATTTTCGTGCACATTACCGATAATTTCGATTTCATTTGTTTCAGATTGCAGAGTTATCGCAAAATGCCCTACATCCTCAACTAGCCACGCGCCATTCAAAAATACAACCTTGCCTTTGATTGAGCTCCAATCAAGACGATCATAAACACTAATATCGACTATATCCCCTTCAAAAATCTTCTTGCCGTTTTTGTCTTTTAAGCCTGTGTATTGACCAACTGTTTCTGGATCAACTTTTTCACTTCTAGATATATATACAAAACTTCCTACCTCATTAACGTCATACGCAATATATGCGTTACCTGATGCAAGAGGAGCTAGGAGTTTCCCATAAACAAATCCCTCTGCGCCAACTATTTTTCCTCTAAACTCAATGCCTCTCATGCTTCACCATCCTTTCAAATTCAGCAAAGATATAAACTCTATCACGATTTGCCTCAGGATAATGTACTACTTGAAACTGCACGGAAACTGGTCTTTTATTACTTCTGATGATGTATTCATTCAACAATTCCAACGCTTCCTTATCATCATCCACAAAAGATTTGAAATAAGTAGAAACATCAAATGATCTCATTCTTCTTCACCCTCCACTTCACCAGCCGCTTATATAAACGTTACGTTCATTTTCGATACAGCCTACTTCTTCTATTTCCGAGTGATTCCATCCGATGGTTAGCAAAATATCTGCATTTGCTGGAAGTTCTTTTAGTTCCTCTATTAACTCGGCTACTGTCATCATGCTTCACCCTCCACTTCTACTAAACTGACTTCTACTATTTCGTCAGAACTATTTAAAGCGCATTTATTTTCTGCTGTTTCTCTTTTTACAAATAAACAGTCTTTCGACAGATAAGCATCATACTGACCGTGAGGAAAATGTTTGTAAAAGCCATCTCGCTTGATTGCATACAAGTTTTCACTCATTGTCCTCACCCTCCAAATCCTCAACAGGAACAGCAAACTGCCAATAAGCGCCACCTTTATCCATTGCTTTTATTTCTTTTTCTGTGAATCGTGTTTTAAGCTCAGCAGTTTGACCACTACTATTTATAAACTGAATCCCGTCATTTCGTACATTGAGATAGCCAGATGCCCCTTCGATAAGTTGTACCCAATAAAGCGGTTCTTTCTCGACTTCGTAGCCGTATTTCATCTTAATAAGCGTTTCAATTGGATTATTACACGCATGATTCATGAAACTATAAAAATCACTTTCATAGTCTTGATCAGCCCACTCATATATATATTTCCAGATACTGTACTCTAAAGCGCATTTATACTTTTCATACCAATCAGCTACGCATTGCGGAACTTTTAAAACTGGAGCAGGAGAAAGTAATTCGCGTTCAGCAAACCAAATTTTCTTCTCACCTCCGAAATATACAATTTGATAGGATATATCATGATTAGTTGCTCTTATTTCATTAACTACACCTTGTGTCAATGTTCCTCCGTAAATAAACTCTACTTTATCGCCTTTTTTAAATCTCATGCTTGTTCCTCCTTGATTTTTTTAGAGTTAATATAATGCGAATAGGTCGCATCTGCTTCTTTTCGCCAACCATTTATCTCGTTTTTTGATTCCCTTCTATAATTGATTCTGTGATTTCTTATATAGTTTTTAACTAAGCAATAAGACAAATTCATTTCTGCTGAAATCTCTTTGATTGTGTACCCTTGATTTCCAAGATGACGAATCATTTTGTCATCTTCTTTAGACATGTGTTTGTTTGTCAGTCCTAACAGTACCTTTCTTGCCGCTACAGAGGCTTTTGTTCTTCTTAATCGTTCAGCTAATTGGTCATTCGACATAATAATATAATTATTTTTTAGTATCTCATCTTCTTTTTTGGTCCACGGACGCCTAATAAAAGAAACTGAAGAATCTCTTTTTCTTAACTTCACTAGTCTGTTTATAACTGCATCTTTTGTACGTCCTAAAAATTCGGCAGCTTTGCTAATATTGTCGTCGTTTTCATAAACAAAATACTCTAAATAAATATCCTCATCTTCTGTCCACTCCGAGTTTTTACTGATTCCAAGTCGCACCGCTTTGTTTTTTATTGAATGATAAGAGCGATTTAAAAAATTAGCTATTATTTCAGTGTCTACGTATTCGTAATTATTCTGTAAAACTCTGATTTCCTCATCTGTCCAATTTTTTCGCATCTAATCACCTCGCTACGCAATCTGCATCAAGACAGATAACATTTTTTGATCATCTTTCTTTTGTAATTCGTCTAACACATGCGCATAGGTTTCTTGTGTGACACCTACGTCAGCATGGCCTAATCGTGCTGAAATCGTATGAATCGAAACACCTTCTGCCAGCAATACGCTTGCATGCGTATGCCGCAATGCGTGAAAGCTAATCTGTGTAATGCCCGTTTCTTTGCATTTAGCAGCTAAAAAATTGTTGATAGTTGAATTGAATTGACGTTTGTAAGTGCCGTCTCCAAATTTTTCAACGAAAATGGGTTCATTTTCTGGTAAATCTTTTATAAGTGGTTTGAACTGCCCGACGATTTGCCAGTCTATTTTGATGGTCCTTACTGACGACAATGTTTTTGTTTTAGCAAATCCCTTGTTATATTTGTAATCCCATGTCTTGTTGATAGATATAGTCTGTGCTGTCCAGTCAAAATCAGCAGGGGTAATGGCTAAAGCTTCGGCATAGCGCATCCCGGTCTTAGCTACTAGCAATACGAACCATCCGAAGCCAATTTGGCTCGTATCGAGTGATTTTAATAACTTCGATAACTCATCTTTCTGTAAAAATTTGCGTTTTTTCGCTCTTGTCGGTTCTGCACCTTTGATAACAACTCGGTATGTTGGGTCTTTATCTATTAATCCATCGTGAAACAAATCTTTAATGCACGCTTTCACATGATGATGAAAATCTTTAACTGTCTGTTTCTCATGTGTTTCAGCATAAACATTAATAATTCGTTGATATTCTCGTCTGTCAAAATCTGAGATAAAAAGTTTTGGGCATATATCTCGAAGTTGTTTTGCTGCATTATAATATTTAGCTAGTGTTATTTTTGCAATTGCTCCAACTTTATACACTTCGACCCACTCTTCAAAATAGTCACAAAATAGTATTTCTTTTTGCTTCTTAGTCATGTTCTCCCTCCTAAAAAAGTTTCAATTGTGATGCTTCTTCGTCCTCTATTTCTAACTCATTTAAATATCTATCAGCTACTGAAAGAGGGCTTTCTATATGTTCGATAACTGGTTCTATCCATTTATGAATATTAAATTCCTTCTCTACGGTTTCACTGTGTGGCATGATGTTGAAAGAACTAAAATTTAATAAATCGTCTTTATCGTTTTGAATGAAATACACTTGTTTCGCTTCTCTTGTTAGCGCATCCCCGTGAATAACTGTTGCGTTCATTCCTCTAATTAATAAATTGAAAAGAAGGAAAGGTAACGCACGATCTGATAATTCTTCACATTGATACAAATACATAGATGGTAGATAATCAAACGGCGAATATTTTAGGCAATCTTCATACCATTTGCAAATCGTTAAACTACCTGTTCCGGCAGCAACATCTAATCTTGTTCCGCCCTGACTGTCTGTTAATCCTCGTACCAGTTGTGAGGCAACATTACTTATTGCAGTTGGTGTAAAATCTTGTGCATATTTCTTTTTATTCGCATGCTCTTCTTCAAAATAGACGTGAAACCAATCTTTTTCTAAATGCGTATCATGTTGTAAAAACTGCTTAAATATCTCTTCTCGTTTTTCTCTATCAAACAATATTTTCATTAGCGCATCAGATGCTTGATATGATTCTTTTATTCCGATTAAATTATTAATTGTTTCTGTTGTTAGTGTCATGCCTTCGCCTCATTCCTCAGTGTCGAAATCCATCATCCCAGTAATCATCAACTATCAGCGGATTTTCTACATTCATTCTCTATCATTCCTTGCAAGCAGCATTAATAGAAGTATCAAAGCAACAATCATTATTAATTCAGCCATTTAATATCAATCCACCGATTCCTACAACAAGTGCGATCAACACAGTCAAAGCTAAACAAACCAATGTGTATCTATCTGATTTTTCAATATATTCATTTCCGTTTTCATCAATACTTATTAGCCCAAAAAATCGTAATAACTTCATTTAAAAACCTCATTTCAAGAATATTTTAATCCACTCTGCTACAATATATGTGACTGATAATAATGCTCCGACTTGGAAACAAAACAGAAATACTAGTAGCTTACTTTCATGTTCATTTAAAAATTTTTTCATTCTCTTATCTCCACATCTGTGCTATAATTAATACAAATATTATTTCGTAACTCACAGTTTTAGTAAGCTCTAACTTACTATTTATAGCTGTGGGTTTTTCTTTTACCAATGCCGCTCAATCGAATTCGCAAATCTATGCTTGTACTTTGGTCTCTTCTTGTGTTTTATTTCGTGGTCTAAATGCCGAGATTGAAGCTCTGTGAGTAAATATTTACCCGTTGATTTAGGACAAAAATTTGGGTCATATTTTCGTATTTTGGCAAGTAATAGTTCGACTTCATCAATCATTTTCAGACCTCCTTATATACAAATTTTTTAATCAGCCAATCATTCGCTTTTACTGCATCAAATGCCCACGCTTCACGTTGATTTTTCGTAGCCCAATTGCTAAATTCTGCAAGCTCTGGAAAGTCTTTTATGTTATCTAACCACCAACCGTAAGTTCTTGGACTAGCTTGTGCGAATTCTTCTAATGTCCAAACACCATACAAGAAATTTATAGCTCTATGTTTGTTCTTTACAGGACGACCCATTTCATTCGCTCCTTTCGTGAATTTCCAATTCTAAAATTTCAATGATGTTTTTTCTAACTTTCGACGCTTCGCGCTTGCCGTTTATAATATCTGACAAATACGGATTGCTAATATTCAATGTCTTCGCTAAATCAGATTGTTTCATATTTATTGCTTTTAGTTTTGCGTATACTGCAACCGCAAAACGCTGATGTTCTACTGACATGTTTTTGCTCCTTTCTTGTTTAGTTTTTCACGTGTTATAATTTATCGTGAAAGCGAGGTGATAAAATGGATATGATATTAAAAATCTGCATTGCGGATGGAACAAGTATAGTAATAGATGGTTTTGACATTATTTCAATGTATACTTCCATTCCAAATGTAGAAGTTGAGCACAGTGGATACAGTTGGCGAGAAAACTATTATTATGATTTGTTGAATTATTTAAATGAATATAAATATTTAAGCATCAAACGACACGATTGTAATGATGAATTAAAATATAGAAACCATGATTATACTTTTCAAAATGGAGATTTTAAACACAACACACCATTGTTTTTAAAAACCTCAAATATCATCACAATAATAGACATGTATGATTGATTGTCGTATTGGCGGACAGATTGTTAGTCCGCTTTTTTATTTATAGAGATGTGCCAACTTCTCTTCAGATATGTGCTTTGCACGTTACTTAGTAGTTCAATAACTTCATATGCATTCAACTCACTTTTGATAAGAATTCCCATTATTTTGGAAATTGTTTGTTCGTTATTTTCTTCCATTTGTCCATCACCTCCCCATCACTCCTTTCTATCTTATTAGCTAATTATTTAGCATAATGTTGACAAAAAGAACTCTATAGAGTACTATATAAACATAGCTAAACAAGCCTTATCAAAAGCCATTAATCGTTGGGGAACGAATTTTATATGGGGTTATTTGTTATCTTGTTTAGCTAAATAATTAGCTTATGAACATAGTATAGTACTCTTTAGAATAATAGTCAAGCGTTTTTTTATTCTTTTTCGTACTTTCATATGTTTCTTTGGAGGGAATATTGACATGACTACGTTTGAAAGGGTAAAAGTGTTAGCAGAAAAACAAAAAATATCTCTCAAAGAACTGGCATTAAAATTGAACATGGGAGAAAATGCTATTTACTCATGGAAAGTAAAAACACCTGGCGCTGACAAATTAAAAGCAGTAGCAGACTACTTCAACGTCTCTACCGATTATCTTTTAGGGCGTACTGACAATCCGCAAATTGACTCCGACATCCCGCCGGAAGCAGCAACTTTGGCGGCGCACATTGATCCCGCGGCAACCGAAGAAGACATGAAAAAAATTCTTGAGTATATTGATTTCATTCAACAAAAATATAAATAAGAAATGAGATGAACGTATGTGGCTAGATAAATACAGAGAGCAATATCCAGAGCTAACTATCATAGAAGACAGAAACATGGAATATGCTCATAAGGGACTGTATATCAATCAGCATATTCTTGTAAACCCAAATCAGAACGATACCGAGATGCGTTGCACATTGGCAGAGGAGATTGGGCATTACAAATTGACTGTTGGTAACATCACTAAGCAGAAAACGATTAATGACATAAAGCAAGAAAATCTAGCGAGAAACTGGGGTTATAAATCATTAGTCCCCTTGCGTAAAATTATTGATGCTTATTATGAAGGTTTTACTGAGTACTACGAGGTTTCAGAGTTTTTAGAAGTAACCGAAGATTTTTTAAAGCATTCTATAGAATATTATAAAAGTAAATATGGTAACACTGTTGAGTGTAACGGATATGTTATCATTTTTAGAAGTAGTATACAGATTATTGCTTGTTAGGTATTTGCACAAATGTGTTTATATAAAAATTTAATAAAGGGAGAGAAATGAATGAATAAAAGAGGCGCCTTGATTGGCATTCTTGCCATCACAATTTTTGTATTAGCAAGCTGCGGGAGTACTTCACCGCTAAAAGCTGATAAAGCGGGAGAAGTTAATAATCAAAAAGACACAGTGGTTAAGTCTGATAAAGATATTCTTTCGTCAATGAATCTAAATGACCCCTTAGTAATTGATTTTAAGAAAGCCCAGCTCAGACATATCACTAATGCAAGCGAGAACACTCAGATGAATTTCAAAACAGATGAAAAAGATTTTTATTATGTTTATTTAAAATATAATGTATCTAATTCATCTCCAACCATGTACGCATGGTCTGACTTTGAAACCGCTATCGTAGATGGAAAACAAGAAAAATTGAATGATCCAGAAATAAATTTTGGTAAGAATAATGGATATGAAATTCAAGGAAACTCAGAAATAGAGGGAAACAGCATTAAGCTTTTAGCTAAAAAATCTACTAGTAAAGTAGAGTTGATTCCCACAGAACCTCTTGAGAATAATGAGTTTACAGGAGAAGAGGAAGAATATGTTCCAGAAAATATAATTATCAATTTCAAATAA